TATCAAAGACAATAACGGCGCTCTCTTACCTGATGATGCTCGTTGTTGCGATGATTGCAACGCCGTTGCTTTAGTAGAAAGACTTAGAACAGTCTATCCTGTAGGCATTAAAGAAAGGGCCGAATAGCATGAGCGATGAACACGACCCATTTGAACCATTCGCGTTATTCTTGATAGGTATAATAGGACTTAGCTTTTTAATAGTTATGTATTTCTAATCAGTTTAGCCTCCCTGTAAACTTGGCCCTAGAGCTACACAGTTCTAGGGCATTTTTTTATGCTCCATTTCTTTACAAATAACAAAGTAAACCCTTAGCCCAGTGGGATAGTCTTGGTTATCTGATAAGCTAAAGGGACACGCCGCCCAGCCCTCCAAGCCTTGATAAATTGTCAAGTGAACTATTCACGCGCATATGACGCGCACATAAACCCCTGCACAGTTTAGGACAATCTGGAAAGGCTTTGTGTTTCTTCCCTTATATAGCTAGGAAGCTTGTCATCGGCGAGGATGAGTGCGCGAACAAATAGGGAACACGCACGCATGGGCCACCACCCCCCTAGGTATACTTTAATAC